TTGTGGTAAGACTACAGATGGTACCCGAAATATACTTATAGGTTATGGTGCTGAAGGTAGTTCAACATCAGATTGGAACACAATTAATTTAACAACAAGAACAGCAGCAGGTAAAGGTGGTAGCACAGGGTTTATTGACCCTAATGGTGGTGGTGTTTATCAAGGTAATAACTCAAGCAGTTGGTCTACTACTTCAGACAAAAGAATTAAAAAGAACATTGTAGATAATAATATTGGTCTTGATGCTATAAATCAAATACAAGTTAAAAACTTTGAATACAGAACAGAAGAAGAGATTGTTGATTTTGATAATCCTAGTGCTGTAGCTGTAACTCAAGAAGGTATTCAACTTGGTGTAATTGCTCAAGAAATAAAAGAAATATTACCTGATGTAGTAAAACAAGAAACAACTGGTGCATATACAGTAGACCCTGATAATATTACATGGTATTTAGTAAATGCTGTAAAAGAACTATCACAGCAAATAAAAGAATTACAGAAAAAGGTAGATAAATAATGGTTACACTTGAAGAAATTTTTACTATGGCAAACTCTTCTGTTACGTTTATAAACAGCATAAATACAGAAGGTCTTGATTCAGAATATGCTCCTGACGGTGCTACACAAGAACAAATAAACGAAATGATACAACGCAATGTTGACCATTTACAAATTATTTTAGCTTATAATGGGTTACATGGAAAACCTGATGTAGCTGGAAGCTCAGAAGATAAATCATCTTATACAGATGCAATTGCAACAGGAAATGCTTATATTGCAGCAAACTAAAAAATTTTTGGAGAATAAATAATGGCAGGTTATACACGACAAAGTTCATTTGCAGATGGTGATACAATCACTGCTGCTTTATTTAATGATGAATATAACCAACTCGTAAACGCTTTTAGTAACACGACAGGGCACAGTCACGATGGTACTGCTGCTTCAGGTCCTGTTATTGGATTGATTGGTGATGCTGGAGAAACTTCACCAAACAATAAAGTGCTTATTGATACAACTAATAACTACATTGAGTTTTATGTAGAAGTATCAAGCAGTCCGGTACAACAGCTTTATATAGCTGATGGAGCTATCGTTCCTGTCACTGATAGCGATGTTGACTTAGGTACAAGTTCTTTATACTTCAAAGACTCTTACATTGATACAGTTACTACAACAGGTAACGTTTCAGTAGGTGGTAATCTTACAGTTACTGGTAATGCCACGATATCCGGTAATCTTACTTTTGGTGATGCAGATACTGACAGCATTAACTTAGCTGCTGAGATTGATTCTCATATCGTACCAAATACAGACGATACTTATGACTTAGGTACAACAACAAAACAATGGAGAAACTTATACATTGATGGTACTGCTGAAATAGATACCCTTGCTATAGATGGTACTACAGTTACCTCAACTGCTGCTGAACTAAACATATTAGATGGAG